AAATCATGGAGCGGCTTCGATTGATAGAATTTGTGTACGCCATCAGATTTGTGTTCATCCTCTGCGCGACGGTACGAACGAAGCATGTCCAGCCCGCGCTCACACTGGACTTTATCAAACCAGCAGCGTGGTAGAAGCATTCGAACCGCGTGGATACCATCCTCAACCTTGTGCTGTGGAATAATGGTAACATTACGGCCCAGATTCCTTAACGCTTCCTCGCGCGTCTTGCCGGTTTGTAGTTCCCGCGCCTTGGCGTCGTGCGGAAGCACATCCTGGACGTAGTTGTAACCTCTGTCCCGACGATGTTCTTCCAGAACTCCCACATAGTGGGGAAGCGCTTTACCTGAATCTTCGTAGTAGTCAAGAAGGTGAATCTCCTGTCCTACTCGTTGCACCCACCAGATAGCGGTAGAGTCACCAATTCCCAAGTCCCACCACGTCTCAACACCCACTGCCGGATCGTGTGGCACAGAGCATACGCGCCCGTCCTGTTCAGCCTTGACCATTTCCGCACCGTAATAGGAACCAAGTACGGGCGCTTCGAAGCTGCAGTAGTATTCCTGCTGGAACAGCGCCTCGCCTTCATCCGCACCGTGGACGGCAAGATATTCCTTGCGCTCGTGCTTGATTTGCTCCGGCGTGAATACGTCGGTGTCATCGACCGTCAGGCGTTCACAGTACCATTCCGGGTCTTGCTGCCATGCCTCGAACGTCGTTTTGCCGTGGTTGACGCCTCTGGGCGTATAGGGGAACAAAGCCCAACCACCATTTTCAACCAGAATTGGTCGAAGGTAGGCCCAGCTTTTTGGATCATTGAGCGCCCATTCAGAGAACACGACACCTGCGGGTGGCGACCCAACCAAACTGTTGTAGTTGTCGGAGCCAACGACTTGCCAGTGCGCGCCGTTCTTGAAGATGATCGACATCGTGTCGTTGCGCGTGGTCGCGCGTAGTTCCTGCGGAAATGCTTCATCGACACGACGTTTGCCAGTGTGAGGATTGACCGCATCCCAGATCGCTTTCCTTGCCTGATTCGCCTCCGGTAGCATGTGCCAATAGGTGGCGGGCCGCTGGTGCGCGGCAACGCACGTCCAGTGCAGACAGACGTCGTCCTTACCGGCTCGTCGGTGCCAAACCGCAGCCGCCCGTTTTATTCCGCTCTCAAGCGCGTCCCACAGGGGTTGCTGATATGCTCGGGGATTCCAGTTGTGGGGCAGATCGATCTTTGCCATTAGCCCTATCGCTGTCGCTGTATCGGATGATGTTGACCACAAGCGCCTCGCCGTCGTCGGACAGGTTCACAGGCGCAGCGCCCCAGCCACGGTTAAATAACTCCTTAACGGCAGCGATGCGCGCCATATCGGTCGCCTTTGGCTGCATCATAATCCCGGCAAGCACCTTGATGCCCTTCGCTGTGTATGACCGCGCCAGTGATTTGATGTCGGATGGAGTTGGGCCTTTAGGCATCTGCGCCCCCATAGAAAAACCCGCCAAAACGGGCGGGCTAAACGCAACTATCCAAGATAACAGATTTCCTTATAACAGGAACGCGCACAAGTCAATTGAGTTAATGCGCGAATCTTGCCTCCTCTAAATCTTCCACGGTCAAGCGATGTTGATCTGTGCTCTTTTCAAACGGACAGCCCGGCGTGTTGCACGGCATTGTGCCAGGATCAGGCAACACTTCCTTGCCGTATACATTGATGCCGCAATTGCTGCACGATCCAACAATCTTGTAGTTCGTGAGAATCTTTTTGACCGCGTTCCATTCGCCTTGTTTGGCAAACCCCGCTAGCCTGCGCGCCGTCTCACGAAACTCATCAGGTGGAATAACCAGGGTTGCAATCTTGTCGAACGCGGCGGCGGCACGATCATCCGCCATTTTAATCCTTGCGCGAGCGTGTTCCTTGGTTGTGTCTAGCGCGCCCCGCAACCACGCAATCTTCCCCACAAGATCATCCTGCCTTCTCTGTCGCAGGTATTGGTCAAACTCATGTGCTGCTATTTCTTCCTTGAGCGTCGGACACTTGCGTTTGGTCACGATTTCACCTCGTCAACTTAAAATGCTTCGCTAACGTGTTAAGCGCCAGCCTTAGCACAACCAGCCCCTCGTATCTAGGCCGGTTATTCAATGCGGCCCAGTCGCCTGCGCTGTGACCCAGGCCGCAAACGTGGATGATTATGCCGCTGAACTCCGCGCCTACGTGGTCAAGTGCATCAAGTGCCTTCTTGGTTTCCCGGCTTGCGTGGGCCATCTTCGGATGAATCGAGGTATCGTGGCCCTGCGTGCGTTCGGCGTATGAACCGACCGTGCGTTGTCCACACCCTGCCTCGTGCCATAACTCCGCGAACTGTTCGCCTGCTGCGTACTGCCGGTCCATCAGTTGATTTCTGGCCCTATACCTATCAAGCATGGACTGAGTGGCAACACGAACGCGACGCACTCCTGCGGCAGGCGTTTCCTCTAACTCCAATACGTCGTGCTGTTGGCGTTCAGGTGTGCCAACGTCCCACGACTTTAGGTCAATCTTTGGTCGCGGCTTTTTGCGGCGCATTCTTGATGGTAAGTTCGTTCTTGAATTCTCCGCACCAGTGACTGGTGTTCACTCTGACTGTCTGAGGAAACCGCCTACAAAACCCGTCCGCCTCAAATATGCAGTCGCAGCAATTGAACCCCAATTCATTCATCGTTCCATCTTCATGTTCCACGTCGTCCCCTTCCAGTTTGGCGTTTAGATCATATTTCGGCTCAACAACGATGCAACCTGAATCGCCCGCCGTTGACCAAACGAGGTACATCAAATCCGCGCACATTCGTTCATATGGCGTCATGTCAACCACGCCAACCCCGCTAACACCAAACCAAGCAACACAACAACCGCGACAACGAATATAGCACCAACCCAGTCCTCTATAGTGTTCATGCGTACCTCGCCCCTAGCGTCACTGGCCGCTGCGCTTCATTGCGCGCGTTGCGCCTGCCGTAGCCACGACATCGATTGCAGCGGAACACGTATTGCGTGGTTTCAAACTTCTCGCCACAGGATGAGCAGTTGCGTGTACGGCACACCGGATCGTCAATCGTGGGCCTGGAATCGCGACCACGGTAGTAGTTGTGCGCTGGAGGCTTAGTCATCTTGCACATCGTTCCACATGATGAGCCAGAGGCCTAGCCATACTACGCCTGTTATCACAACGCACGTAAGCAACCACAGTAGCCGCGCTTCATCGGCCCGACATAGTGCTTCCCGAGGTTGCTCGTATCTGTCAGTTTGTAGCCGTCGGGCGGCGGCATTTCGCCGGGGTCGACCCAAGTATCCGGCGGCACCCACCGCCACGCCGCGCACTCAGACGCGATGCAGGTAAATGGTATCGCACCGGGCTCGATGAAATCGCGGTTTATACCCTCATCTGCCGCAACTCCTGACGCCCGCGCCATCGGACACCACAATTTCCGCGCTTCGTCCTCAGTGTGCATCACCCCTCTTTCGGCGGCATACCGTTGACCAGGTTGCCGCGCACGCCGTAGAAAAGTTTCTTGTAACCGTAAGGCATCGTAAAGGTCACGCACTTGACGTTGAACACACCCACAGCCTCCCAGGCACTAATAATATTCTGCTTCAACGCCTCAGCGCCCTCCCGCGTGCAGTAGTCGCGCGCCGTCACCTTGTGAGCGCCACGCCACTTGGTGGATTTCTTCATACCAAGGCTGTAAAAGGGCGGGACGTTCACTGCACCGCTCCTTTCGGCGGACCTTCAGCATAGCGCACAATCAGCGCGCCGTCATCATCCCTTCCCCAATCAACGGCAAATGATTTGGTTTCGAGATATTCTAGATCACGCGGAAACACCTTGACCGTCATCGGTTCCCTGCGCCTAGACTTACGACACAGCGCCGCCAGCGCGATCCGGTAGACGTTGGTTGCCTGAATGCGTGCCTTTTCTTCACCGCCGCCCAGCCGTTTGATTTCCTCCAGCAAAGCGTCAACCTCATCCTGGTAAAATAGCGGAGTAGTGCCGTTTTGCTCTGCAGCGGCTCGTTTCAGGAGGACGTCAGCTACTGTTGTCATTGTGACTCCATTTGGTAAGCGCGCTTATAACAATGAGCTTTTGTTTATAGCGTGTTACAGATGTTCAGTTAGGTGTTTATCCATTTCTCCCATGAACGATTTCACTAGCCGGTTCCCGATCCGGGTGCGGCCAGACGCGCAGTGTAGTAACTTGGTCGCCGTGTCCGTTGGCCACGTGGTGGAATCGCTGATCGCAATCAACACATCGTGTCCACTCGCCTCGTTTGTTGCTTGGCGGCTGTTCGACTCTAAAGCCCATTGTGCATTTGCTGCAAAGGTAGCGTTCGGTCATTTTGGCATCCGCAAGACTTTGGGTTCATTGACGGCCTTTGATAGTGCAGTGACCATCGCTGCCAACGATCTTACCTCGTCGGCCACTCTTACGATATCAATTTCCAAACCCGTCATCCTGCGCTCAAGGGCCAGCAAGGTCTCAGTCGGATTTGCTATCTGTTCCGTCATCGTTATCATCCTTTGAAACCACCAGGGTCAAATGTTGATTGGGTGGTTCCGGTGTTGGAGGTGGACGTTCAAACGGATCATCCTTTGCATAAAGGTACGAACGAGGGCTTGGTATGTCGGGCCTGCCGGTTTCTTCTGGCAATTCTTCATACGGGCCAATGAACTGATCCAGACGCAGCATCAACAATCTGGTTTCACGTTCCAAAATTGCCACGCGGCCTCTAAGTTTTCGTAATTCCTTCATTGTTCCATAATCTTGACTGCGGTAGCGTTACCTGTTTCAGCGGCCCACAGTTCGGCTATTTCGTCGGCGAGTTCGGTTGATTTCAGTTGGTTTGCTATGGCTGGTGATGTTTTGAGCGTCACGCTGGTTGCGTCAACGGCTTCCAGACGGATTGGCGCAATAAAGGTTCTGTAGTCCGCTTCGCCGATGTGGCCTCTGATCGTTTGCGATACTCTGCCCCACTGGCGCATAGCTGTTGGCCCTACGGTTGAATTGTGGTTTTGCTTTGCCGCCTCGCGTTCTGCCTTGCGGGCTGTGCCGACGATCAGTTCGTCAAGCTGGTTGTTGGTCAATCCGGCCATCTTGGCATCAGCAAGCAGATCAACGATATCTTGTCGGTCCATGAAGTCGCGCAAGCCGTTGAGGTAGGCCTCGGCGTTGAGGCGTGAGATTTTGAACGACATGATGGTTGACAGGATTTTCTCACGGTCCAGCATG